TAGAAGCGGTCTTGACTGACAATAATGCCCGCGTAGCCGGAAACTCATCTACAGCTCGCGAGACCGCTGGCTTGGGTGCGTGGATTGCGACCAACACCAACAAGGCTAATGACGGTACAAATCCGACAGCGGCTGACGGTTCAGACGCTCGCAACGACGGAACGCAGCGCGACTTGACCGAAGCGATGGTCAAGGACGTGATGCAGAAGGCGTTTGTGTCTGGCGGCAACCCATCAATCCTGATGGTTGGCCCACACAACAAGACTGTTGTGTCAGGCTTTGCCGGTATTGCTGCTCAGCGTTACATGGCACCAAGCGACAGCCCAACCACAATTATTGGTGCGGCTGACGTGTATATGTCAGACTTTGGTACACTTCAGGTTGTGCCAAACCGCTTCCAGCGTGAGCGTGACGCCTTTGTATTAGACCCAGAATATGCATCAGTATGCTATCTGCGTCCGATCCAAGCGGTTGATCTCGCCAAAACTGGTGACGCCGAGAAGAAGATGATGATCTGCGAGTTTGGCTTGAAAGTGTCAAACGAAGCGGCTCACGGCGGCGTGTTCGATCTGAACGTATCGTGACAATGAGGGGGCGGCGCTTAGCCGCCCCTTTACCACAGGAGGGGTTATGAAGAGACTGTTTAGCCAAGACGCAGCAACCGGCATTACCAAATACTGGCACGTCACCGGCAAGGGCGAATATGTGGTGGAAACTGTTCAAGACAGCCAGCATATCGCAGAAAGCAACAAGCGGGCTTATAACGAAACTGACGGCAAATTTGGAGACATGGCGCGGGTAGCGTCAATACCAATTTCAGTGTATTATCAGCTCAAGAGCCAAGGCATTGCGGACGATCCGAAGCGTTTGAAGAAATGGCTTAACGATAGAGACAACCGCGTCTTCCGGACAAGAGCCGGCACGCTTTAAGGATAGCAGATGGCCATCACAACATATGCTGAGCTAAAAACGAACATCGCAGACTTTTTAAATCGCAGCGATTTAACAAGCGTTATCCCGACGTTCATATCACTGGCGGAGGCGGATCTTGATCGCAAGGTCAGGCACTGGCGTATGGAAAAAAGATCCACGACCACGCTTGATACGCAGTACAGCCAGTTCCCGCAGGATTTCTTAGAGCCCATCCGGCTTAGCCTGACCACCGGAAACACAAGCCGGTTGGAGCTTTTAAGCCAAGCGCAGATGATGGAACAGCGTGAGCTGAATAGAAACAACACGGGCACGCCACGCTTTTACGCTATCACCGATGGGTCGATAGAGGTTTTCCCGACGCCAGATTCCGACACAATCATTCTGGAAATGGTGTATTACGCTCGAACTGAAGCTTTGAGCGACAGCAACGCCACCAATTGGCTGCTAACTTACTACCCCGACGCTCTGCTATATGGCGCGTTGGTTCACAGCGCCCCGTATTTAGCGGACGACCCCAGAACACAGGTGTGGGGCACGTTGCTGCAAAATGCGATAGGTGCTATAAATGCAGAGAGCGATAAAGCGAAATTTGGCGGAACTGGCCATAAAATGAAATTTAGGAGCTATTAAGATGGCAAGCATTGCAGACCGCGTTTTGGATAACGGCCTTACGATTTTAGACACTGAGGCCAATCGCGTTGATATTACCTCACAAGAGGCAACGACCTACGCAGAGGCGACATCGACACACACACTTGGCAACCAGACTTCCATTTCGATTAGCGCGCCAGCGGATCGTTCTGGCGGTGGGCGCAAAGTCACGATGTCAGCATCATCTGGCGGCACAGTGACCGGCACCGGCACAGCAACGCACTACGCGATAGTTGACACCGGAAACAGCCGCCTACTTGTCACGGGCTCGCTTACGGCGTCTCAGTCGGTAACATCTGGAAACACATTCAGTTTAGAAGCTTTGGACATAGGCATCCCAGATCCATCGTAATAGTGAAGAGGAACTATCATGGCCTTGGTAATTGCTGACCGCGTCAAAGAAACAACCACGACAACGTCTACCGGCACCTATACGCTCGGCGGCGCCTCAGACGGCTTCCAGTCGTTTGCAGCCGTTGGGAACGGGAATACCACTTATTATGCTTGTACAGATGGCAGCTTGTATGAGGTTGGTATCGGAACATTTACTGCGTCTGGAACTACGCTTTCGCGCGACACTATTCTGGAAAGCTCCAACAGCGATAACGCAGTAGATTGGCCGTCTGGCTCAAAAGATATTTTTGTGACCGTGCCGGCTGAAAAGTATTTGGTGCGTGACGCCAGCGGCAATGTAAGCTTAACGGGGAACCTTACTATCAGCGGCACCGTTGACGGACGCGATGTTGCAGCGGATGGAACAAAGCTCGACGGGATCGAGGCCGGCGCTACTGGTGATCAAACTAATGCTGAGATTAGAGCGGCTGTAGAGGCTGCAAGTGATAGCAATGTTTTCACTGATGCAGACCACAGCAAGCTGAATGGTATTGAGGCCAGTGCGGATGTTACCGACACTGGAAATGTTGGATCAGCTTTAACTGCGTTTTCTACTGGTACAGATGCAACAGGTTCTGATCTTATTCCTGTTTATGATGTAAGCGCAGGGGCTTGGGAAAAGCAAACAATTACAAATGCTGCGCTCCAAGGCCCGACTGGCCCTACTGGCCCAACGGGGCCGACTGGCCCCCAAGGAAACTCAGTAACCGGCCCTACTGGCCCAACGGGGCCAACGGGGCCGCAAGGCGCCACTGGCCCAGCAGGGGCTGACGGCGATGATGGCGCCACTGGCCCAACTGGCCCACAAGGCTCACAAGGGCCACAAGGGCCACAGGGGAATACGGGGCCAACAGGTAATACTGGCCCGACAGGCTCACAAGGGCCACAAGGGCCACAAGGGCCACAGGGAAATACGGGGCCAACGGGGCCAACGGGCTCAACCGGCCCTACTGGCCCTACTGGCCCAGCCGCAGCCACACTTTCTTCATCAGGTACTTTCAATGCAAGCAGCGTAGAAATAACTATACCAAATGCTGATTTTGTTAAGGTTGTGTTTTATGATGTCTCAACAAGTAATAGCTATAGCAATAACAAATGTTACATACGGATTAAGCCTGTAAATAGCGGTTATGATACAGCAGGTTGGCCTAACTCTAACTATGACACTACGGGATTTTCGAGAGGCTACAGTAGCTCCAGCAACCTAACAAACAACCAATCTATTTGGGTTTGTACGGATGCCTGTGATTACTTTGACGGCTTTATAGAGATTAGAAACCCCAAAAGTACGACAGAAAAGAAATTTGGGCACTTTGAATTTTTCCACCGCTTTGAAAGTCAAAACGCAAGTCATCAACTTGTTTATAATAACGAGGCGCATGGCACTCATAGGTGGAGGCAAACCGCTGCAATAGATAAGATTAGATTAGAAAATTACGTGTCAGGCAGTAACTATAATGGTCGTTATGAAGTTTGGACGATAACGTAGGAAATAATAATTATGACAACTTTATTTAAAAATGTTGACGGTGTTCAGGTAGAATTAACCGCAGAAGAGATTTCTGAACAAAAGCAACAACACGATTATTACGATCAGCATATTGCTCCTACTGTGGGTAGAGAGAAGCGAAATTCTTTATTAGAGGCAACAGATTGGTGGGCAGTAGGGGATCTTATAATGACTGAAGAACAGCGTTCTTATCGTCAGGCTTTGCGCGATATAACCACCCATGCTAATTGGCCTAATTTGGCCGATAGCGATTGGCCTACAAAGCCATGACGCGGCAAAACTGGCAGATGTTTTCTGGAGCAATCCCCGAATATAAGGTTGACGAAATCGTGAAGTTGGCTGGCAATACAACGGAAGCATCAACTTTTAATGAAGGTGGATCTGATGTTCGTAAAAGCCGCGTTGCATGGCTTACGAACAACAAGCCTGTTTTGGATCTTTTGCACAACTTTGTAGACATGGCGAATAGAAATGCTTTCAAGGCTCATATTTACAAAAAAGCTGACATCCAGTTTACAGAATACTTAGGCTCAGAAGGCGGTCACTACTCTTGGCATCACGACATTGATTGGAACCGCGATGATGGCTTAGACCGTAAATTATCAGTGACCGTGCAGCTATCGAGCCCAGATGAATATGAAGGCGGCGATTTTTCGTTTAGCGAGTGTCAAAGCCCCGACAAAAGCTCCAAAGAAAAGGGAACGGTATTAGTTTTCCCAAGCTATTTGCAACATGCAGTGCAGCCTGTGACAAGCGGCACAAGACGTTCTTTGGTGGCATGGTTTGAGGGGCCAAGGTGGATTTAAATGATTAGCGGAAGCCCAATATCCAGTGTAGCGATTGCTGATGTAGGTACGTTTGAGCAAACTATTCCGAACGAAAGCGTTTCTACCGGCGTGCCGACCGTGGACACCACGGCAATATCTCAAGATCATGTCGTAACACTGGTTTATACTGCCAACCCAGCAAGCGTGCCAAATTTAACATGCTTTGAGGATGAAAGCTTTTCGGCACCCAATGTTATTGCGGGGCATGTTCGTGTCGGCGATGGTGTATTTACTCAAGAACACACGTTGGCGGGTGCCGATGTATCGGCTCAAACCCCAACGGTCGCTACATCCGCAATAACTCAGGTTCACAGCATTGCGGCAAATGATGTAAGCGCCGGATCGGTAAGCATTCCAACTGCGACTGCGATCATTCAGCACGTTTTGGCTGGCAATGATGTTTTCACGCAAAACCCGACAATCGCTACATCAGCGATAACTCAGGTTCACAACATTGCAGCAAATGACGTTAATACATCAAACCCAACAGCGGCAAACACTGCGATTGCGCAGGATCATCAGATTACGACTGATGGCGTTTTGTGTGGATCTGTAGATGTCGGGTTTGCGAGGTTTAAGTGGCAGGAGGAGCCCGTCACGCCGACGACTTGGGCTGAGCAGTTAAAATCTGCCAACACTTGGACAGAACAGGAAGCGGCGTGATGGACGCTGATCTGCTTTGGACGGCTGCATTGACTGCCGGACTGGGCCTGATCGGCTGGGTGTTGAAGAGCGCTGTGGACGAGATGCAGCGCCTCAATATTCTGCTAAACAAGACCCGCGAAGAAATGGCTAAAGATTATGTCACCAAGGCAGACAGCAGCGCCGTCATGGCGCAGATCGTTTCGCGCTTTGATCGCATCGAAGAGAAAATAGACCGCCTGATGGAGCGATGAGCCATGATAGACCCCGCCACGGCAATTATGGCAGCGTCCACAGCGTTCAATGCAATACGCAAAGGCTGTCAGATCGGGCGGGATCTGGAGGGCATGGCAGGCGATCTGGGGCGCTGGTCTAAGGCGATCAGCGACTTCGACTTTGCAGCGAAGCGCGTAGAAAACCCAAAATGGTATCAGAGCTTCGGCAGCGTAGAGCAGCAGGCGATGGATCTGTTTGTGCAGAAGAAGCAGCGCGAGAATATGCGCGACGAGCTGCGCAAGATGATTAGCGAGACGCTTGGCCCGTCTGCGTGGCAGGAGCTGATCCGCATGGAAAACGAGATCCGGCAGAAGCAGAAGGACGCGATGTACAAGCGCATCGAGCGCAAGGAGACGATCATCGCGTGGGCGGCTGGCTTGTTCCTGTTCCTGATCTGCGTTGGCGCGCTGTTTGGCTTTGTCTGGATTGCGGTGCGCCGCTGATGGCTGACGGCGTGTCAGGCATAGGCAGCGCGCCGTTCAACGTGCAGTCGGACATACACCAGCAAACGCAGTCGCGTGAGCGCATAGAAGCGCATCTGGTGGAGCAGAGGGTAGCCAAGGAGCATAGGGCCAACCACGCGCATCTGGACGCGCTCAGGGAGCAGAAGTTGGATCTGGGCAAGGCTTATGATAGGTTCGGCACCAAGACCAATGCTGACAGGCCGCAAGGCACAAACATCAACATAGAGGTGTAAGATGGAAAAGCTTTTGGAATATAAGATCATGCCGCGTCTGATGATGGCCGTGATGACGATTATGTATATACGCTGCATCGAGTGGGCGCTGACGCAGCCTGACCTTAGCACGCAGCAGAGCGCGCTTATTAGCGTTGTTGCCGGTGCCATGACTGGTGCTTTTGCCGTGTGGCTGGGGTCTGAGAAATGAGCATTCTGAGCGCCCTGATCGGGCCTGCAACGGATCTCGCTGGCAAGTTTATCCAAGACAAGGATGCCGCTGCCAAGATGGCGCACGAGCTGGCCACGCTTGCCGACAAGCAGGCTCAGGAGGCCATGCTGGCGCAGATAGAGGTCAATAAGGCAGAGGCAGCCGGAAACTGGTTTCAAGCGTCGTGGAGGCCGCTGTGCGGCTATGTGTGCGTTCTGGGTCTGGCGGTAAACTTCCTGATCTCGCCAATAGCTGCGGGGTTTGGGTTCATGGTGCCACAGGCCGACATGTCGGTGATGATGCCGGTGTTGACGGGTATGCTTGGATTGGCGGGTATGAGATCATATGAAAAGGTTAAACAGGTGACGAAATGACGTTTAAATTGAGCAGACGCAGCCTTGATAGGCTTGAGGGTATTGATGATGGCCTGCAGGCAGTCGTGAAGATGGCCATCACGCTGACGAAGACCGATTTTGGTGTGGTGCAGGGGATGAGAACCATTGAACAGCAAAAGGAGCTGGTCGCCAAAGGCGCAAGTCAAACCATGAAATCAAAGCACCTTGAGGGAAAGGCATTCGATATCATGGCCTTCATAAATGGTAGAGCAAGTTGGGAGCTGTCGGTCTATGATGATTTGGCGGATGCCATCAAAGAGGCGGCCATACAGCTCAATGTGCCTATATGCTGGGGCGCGGCGTGGGCTACAGCCGAAATGCCATACCCAATGGATATTAGAAAGTGGGAAGGAACGATGGAAGAGGCTATGAACGCTTACATCGATCTTCGCAGGTCGCAATCGCGCAGGCCGTTTATAGATGGCCCGCACTTTGAGCGGATAGATTAGCCAAGCGTAGACGATTTAGTGCGGACGTAGTATACTCAGCGAAAGATGAGGATTTGACATGACAATCACGATAACCAAAGCGACGGTGGGCGGCTCGGAAGACCAGTGGGGCACTATAACGAACACTGCTCTTGATGATCTTGTAAATGTATTAAACGGAGTGACCGCCAGCACGCCTGACTTGACCGCTGGATCGTGGAAGGTGGGCGGTACCGCGGTCACGTCTACGGCAGCCGAGCTTAACATACTTGACGGCGTGACGGCGACAGCGGCAGAATTAAACCATGTGGATGGTGTGACCAGCAATATCCAGACGCAGTTTAACGCATTAAGTGGCGTTTATGCGCCGCTGTCCTCTCCGACATTCACCGGCACTGTAACTACCCCATCACTTACTGTTTCTGGTGGAACGCAAAATTGGACAGCAACTGCAAGCGGCACCAATCTTACGTTTGCTTACAACGGTGTTGCTAAAATGAGGATTGATTCCAGTGGAAATTTAACTGTCACAGGCGATGTGACCGCCTTTGGCAGCTTGTAGGAGGGTATTCAAGCATGTCTGTGCCCGCAGGAACAGCAAGCCTCAGTGATATACAGACTGAGTTTGGCGGCTCAAATCCCATATCGCTTTCAGAATACTATGGCGTCCTTTCCAGTATACCTTCCAGCGGGGCTATATCTATTGATGACTTTCGTGGTAAGC